AACCCATCCTTGATGCGAGGCACCGAGCCTTGAACGCGATAGATCATGAACGGATGCTCATCCGGAGGAACCGAGAGCGCTCCGCCTGCGAAGACAGAGGCGGGAGGGTGTCCCAGGCTCGTCATCGCGGACTGAAGCTTCGTGTAGCTCCACAGTCGCCAGTTCATACCGCACCGAGCCGATCCAGGAGACCCTTGATTTGTCCCATGATTCGTTGACCTTCTGCCGTGATGGTCGGCGAGATGATCGCGAACTTTCCGGCCCAACGAACCTCGAGCCAGATGCCATAGGAGACCGTATGGTAGAGGTCGATCTGGTGAACGCCGTCCTTGCCCGAGTACCTCGAGAACAGACCCTGGCGAGCGTTGCCGGTTCTGTCCGTCCACTTGGCGTTCGTGCGTGCGTAGTCCTGAACACGAGGAGCATTCGCCAGCATCAAACCGCTGATGCCGCGATTGAGCCGTGCTCCGATCTGGCTCGTGTTCACTCGGAGAGTGCCAGCGTCGAACTCGAGGCGAACCTTCTCAGCCATGGAGATACACCTCCGCCGAGACACGCCACGGAGGAGAGTCGGCGAACCCGATCACCTCGTAGGTGTTGGCTCCGATGCCGAAGCGGTCCTTGATCTGGATGTCTTCGTCTGGCATGGCGATCAACGTGTGCGTTGCTGTCACGACGGAACCGTCGGTAGTTGTACGTGCAACGCCTTGCCCGACACGACTGGAGGCGACGAGGCGAGCCAAGAACGGCTCGAGCGACTCGCCGGTTTCGAGCGTGTATCCGCCGGTTCCAGTTGCAACTCTGGTCGGACGCTCGAGAGCGATCTCTGTTGGGTTCTCCAGGATGAAGAACTCCGTGAGGCGAAGGTGTGCAGAGGAGGTCAGCGTGCTCATCACGACCTCGCGATCTTCTTGATCCTCGGTCCGAGGGCGGGAGGGCTGACTTCCGCTTGAAGAACCGTGGTCCAATGCTCGAGCATCTCGTTTGCATGCTTGAACAGATCGCTTGCCGAGTGGCTCGCGCCAGCCTCGGACACGTTCACCAATCCGGCAACGGAAGCCGCCTTCTGTCGCCAGACGGAGACGACAGCGCCAGTGACACCAAGGCTGTCGATCAACGAGGAGATGTAGGCGTCCGTGAACGGAGCCGCGTTCGTCTCTTCTCCCGTGTTGATACGAACATCCTGGATGTCACTGGCGCTTGCCATCTGTCATCAGCCCTTGGCTTCGTCGTCCGCTTCGAGAGCGGCGATCACTTCAGCCTTGGTTTTGAACTCCGAAGGGTCGATTCCGCGACGGGAGAGTTCAGCCTTGAGCTCGTCGCCCTTCATCTTGGAGTAGTCCATCTCGGACCCATCCTCTTCTCCGCGTTCGAACTTCTCGATCTCGGCGAGGAAGACATCCTCCGAGATCATGTTGCGGTCCATCGCGTAGCGAAGTTCGTCTTCGCTGAGGACGGACGGGTCACTGACGTCGACCTGACGGCTCATGCCTGCCTCCTTCTTCTGGTCTGGTTGGTCAGAGTTGAACTGACCGAGCCGACCGACGTCTCACGGAACGATCGGCTCGGCCAGACTCAGGGCTCAGGCGTAGGCAGACGGGATCGTGTACGAGCCAGCGGAAGTGACCTGCATCACGACGCCAGCACCACGATGACGGATACCCGTGCCGAAGCCACGGTTGTAGAAGGAGTCGATGAGCGGATAGTCCGCCGTGCGACCCTTCACGAGACGCAGACCACGGAGAGCCGGGTTCTGATGCTCGCGGATGCCGACCGGGTTCGTCGCCTGCATCTGACCGCCCGTGGCGAGACCGACCATGTACCCAGAGGGGATGTAGTCGTTCTCGATGACGAGCCACGGACCGTAGGCTCCGGCGACCGGAAGACCTTGGACCTGAGAGGGGATGGCCGAACCCTGAGGGAAGACGACGCCGCCCGTGTTGGTCGGAAGGAGCCACGGAGCACCGCCAGCCGCCGGGATGAAGTCGTAGCTCGAGCCGGTCGAGACACGGAAGGTCCGAATGGTCGCGAGCTGAGTCGGGTTCACCAGAAGGATCATCTGCGATCCCTGGAGACGACCGTAGCCCTTCTGCGAGATCTTCAGCGCCATCGCGTCCAGGTCACCAGAGTCCACCGTCGCCGCACCCGAGGTGATGTAGTGGTTCTCCGAGCCGCTGAACGTGTACGGACCGAACTGAGGGGGAACCGTGCCGTCTGCGTTGTAGAACGGATAGACGTTGAAGTTCTGCCCACGGATGTTCGTGGTCCGGTTGACGTTGTTGAAGATGGCCCTCATCACTCGGCCGAAGACAAGACGGTTGTCTGCCTCCAGAATGATGTTGTTGACGCTTTCGACCTGAGAAGCGGTCGCTTCGGCGAGGTACTTCCACGTGAAACGAGCGGCGACGTCGTACCACTTGAAGTCGTAGCCCATCGAGAAGTAGTCAGCACCGCGAACGCCTTTCGGCTCGCCGAACTCCGAAGCCTCTTCGAAGTCGTCCAGGCTGACCTGAGGCACGTCTTCGATGGGCTGCGTGACGTTGAAGGTGAGAGCGCCGATGAGAGCGTCACGACCAGAGTTCCACGCCAGGAGGGTTTCCTGGAACTCAGCCCAGATCTCGTTGAGGTCTCGGCCGTCGATGGTCTGAGTGAGGACGTCACCTTCGGTGTTGAAGCCTCGGGCGTAGGCGGGATCCTTGGACATCCCGAAGGCACCGCGAAGGTCGTTCACGGTGACGCCGAGTTCGTCCGCGATCATCTTGTCGCGGAAGTCGACGATGTTCTGTTCGATGGTGTTCATGTCGTCGTACCTCAGGTTCCGATGAACGGGTTCGCCGCACGGCAAACGATGAGGCGGTCTGCCTCTACCGTGTAGCCGATCGGGGTCTGCGTGGCGCTCGCAGCAGCGTTGGAGAGAACTCCAGTCGTGGTGTTGGCGGTGTAGACGGTTCCGGCAGTCGTGCTGGTCATCTCGACCACCTCGCCGAACTTCATGACGTCGACGATGTCGCCAGCCTTCATGTCCTTGGTGACGCAGATCACACCGATGATCCCAGTGTTTCCTGCTCCGATGACCACGCGACCCGAAGTGTTGAGACCGACGCCCAACGGGTTCCCCGGGATCTTTGCCTGATCCGCCGCGAGAGGAGCTCGGTGCCCTCCGCCGACCGGATCGTACTTGTCATAGCGTGCCATGACAGTCCTTTCGGTTGTGATGAGTTTGGGGAGAACCCCTAGCTCAGAAGGTCAGCGAGTGCGACCAGAGAGAGCAGGGTACTTCTTGGCGAGAACTGCCTCACTGGAGTCCTTCGGCTTCTTGCCGATGGGCTGTCCACTGTTGGGCTTGTTCTTCGAGCCGTCCGAATCATCGTCACCGGAGGTTGCGGCGAAATGAGCATTTTCCTTGAGCCAGTCCGACACGAACGAGAGAAGTTCCTTCTCGTCGTACTTGCCGTCCTCGCTCTTGACATTGCTCAGGTCCATCAGCTTGACCGCTTGCGCAGGCTTGTTGAGCAGCGCAGCCGCTCCCGACTTGAAGAAAGCCACTTCGAGACGAAGCGAGTCGATCTCCTGAGTCATCTTTTCCACTTGCGCTTGTGCCGCCGCGAGATCGCGAGTCTTCAGTTCGAGCTCGGACTTGTCCTTGTCCTCGATCTCCTGAAGCTTCTTCGCAAGCTCCTCTCGCTCCTTCTGCGCAGCACGCAGTTCGGTGCGATAGCGAGCCGCCTCGCGGCTTGCCTTCTGCTTCTCCGGGTCCTTGACCGGCTTCTTGCCCTTGCCGCTGGCATCAGCATCGTCGCCGTCGGACGCTCCGGTTCCGCTGGAACCATCGCCTTCGTCGTCTTGGCCCTCCTCGTCCTCCTCGTCATCTTCACCCGGTGCGAACGCATGCTTCTCTTGGAAGCAATTGCGCAGATCGAGCTTCGTGAGACGATTGGGATACATGAGGGTCCTTCCGACTGGTCAGGCACTGCCCAACCACCGACGAGTGTACCACCATCGGCGAGCCTATGCAATGCATACCGGGCAGAAATTACTCTCGTGTTAGTTCGAATTATCCCTAGAAAATAAGGGAGAATTGGATCCCTTGGTCGCCTGGATACGGCTCAGTGTGAACGAAAGATCCGACAAGGATCTCAGTAGGAATCTTGTCCGGGAAAGCGTCGCATGTCCACACTGATCTGCGATGGCGACACCGATGACAGATGCCAACGACTTCGAACTCTGGGTCGGTATTGAGAGGACGAGTCCCAGGAGGAGCGTCCGGATTGTAGTCAGTCATAGAAGAGCCTTCATCTTGATCAGATAATTGAGTCCGTACGGAGTCGTTTCTTTCGTGACGGACGTGACGATGAAATCCTGCTCTCTCTGAACAATGAGCTCCTTCTCGCCTTTGACAGCACTGAAGGTGTCGACGTATCTGCTCGGCGTTCCCGCAGGCAAGTCCACTTCAATTCGCACTGGATAGGAACTGAAAGTACCTTTTGTATGAACGGCAGTTGAAAAGAAGCCGCGATCCTTGAAGACCTTTCCGCCAATGTTGTCGATGCCGCCGAGGGAGTCAAACGTGTCAGTGCCAACGTAACGAACGACGCGAGTGTCGAATGGCAGTGGGATCATCGCCCGGTCAATGTTGCGCACAGTGTCCGTCACTGTCCCGGCTTTCCGAAGACCTCCATTGATCTCTCGGTATGAACTTCCCGTGTATCGCCGGACAGCGTTGAAGACTTCCGAAGGCATGTTCGCATTTTGGTTCGCCCACTCAACGAAACGAGTCTCGCTGACGAACGAGTAGTTCTCAACATTCGTCTGCTCAAAAAGAACCGTGGTCTCCTTCTTGAACTCCGTGTATTGGTAGGACGATCCTCCGTACGAATTGGACGCAGTCTTGACGTATGTGAGCGATCCAGGGGTAGGCATCTTCCACTTGCCTTCCATGATCAGCTTCACGACATCCGCATCAACTCCCGTCAAATCAGCGACTTCCTTGAGCGTCAGCCGGTTTCCGAAGTTGGCTTCTCGATGTATGCCTTCCAAATATCTCGCTCTTGCTTGACCAGATTGTTCCAAATGATGTCGTCAACATCGCTCATCTTGACGCCGTACTTGTTGGAGAGCTTCAGGTATCCGACGACACCGTTCTGATACTCGGCCCAAATGTCTTCGACCTTTCCGCCGAGGACACCGTAGAGATCGTCGATGTGGTTCTTGGCGTCAATCACTGAATCGGCGTGAATCTTTGCAATTGCAGCTTTCAGATCATCCTGCGCTTTCTGCGCTTCGCGGAGGAGTGCCTGCGAAGGACCGGGAGAGGCGGGACCAGTCGGCGGAAGGTCAAAAGCATTGGACACCTTCACTGCCTCGTCGACTTGCTTCACTGCCTTCTTGGCAACCTTCGCCGAGGCTCCTTTGATGCTGTCCAGCATGTTGGAGTCGACGAGCTTCTTGAGTTCCTTGCCCTTGATCTTGTAGTCGGTGATACCGGTCAGCTTCGTGAACTTGCTACGAGCCGCACCTGGATTCGGAAGGCCGAATTCTTCGGCGATTTCGGCCCATGACTTCCCTTCGATGCGCCTCTGGATCATGGCGTCGCCAACGCCGTTCGGAGTGTTCGAGAGAGTGCATGCGCCGACGCCCATCAGCAGACGACTCCATGCTGCTCGAGGTACGGATCATAGTCGCCCTTGACGATGCTGTCCATCATTTCCTCGTCGCTGACCATGAGGTGCGTCAGGTAGCAGAGACACTGAGGATGCGGCTTGGCAGGAACTTCTTCCTTGCTCCAGATACCAGGACCGAGACCGTTGTCCTGCTCAGCGTATTCGTTGCACTCGTCCGGCACTTTGTGCGAACCGGAGAGATTCCACTTGAAGCCCTTGACCCACGGCTTGTCCTTCGCCATGCGGATCGTCGTCGTGTGATGTGCGTTGTTGATCTCCGTGCGAGCCAAACGCATCGCTGCGTATGACACTCCGCCGGGAACGTTCGGCGAGTAGAAGTCCTTCACTTGCTTCGCGAGGTCTCGAGCGCTCATGTTCTGTGCAAGTGCATTCTCCACGATCATTCCCACTTGCTTCGTGGAAACCTTGCCGTTGGCGTAGATGCGCTCGGCGAGCGTGAAGCCTTCAGTCCGGCGACTCAGGATGTCCTCCACGACCTGAGCCGCTTCGAAGTGCAACGCCTGAGCCATCTGCACCGACGCCAACGGAGGCATCCCCTTGAACAGATCGAGATCCATGCCCTGATCGACAGCGAGCTTAGCTTGCTGATAAGCGCCAGCTTGGATCACGCGACCGGTGCCGGTCCACATCTGCGTTGACACGGCACTGAGCTCTTCCATGATGCGCCTTGCTTGCGCACGCTGGATCTGTGCAGATGCAGACGTTCCGGTGATCGCCAGCATCCTCGCTTCGGCGTCTCGAGCCGCTCGCTTCAGGATGATTGCCATCTGCCGATGGGTGATGCCCTCGGTGATCATCAAGGGCTGAGTCTTGGCGAACGTCTCGGCAAGCTCTTCCGCTGCCTCGCCCATGTCAGATCGGCTCGGTCATCGCAGAAGGCTTCACGAAGAAGGTCTCCTCCCACGACGACTGAATTCCCGTGAGACCGTTGAACCGCAAGGTCCATTCGCCTCCGGCATCGAAGCGCTCCGGAGGAGTGAAATCGACGACGCCAGCGCTGACCGAAACCGAACTCGGATCCGTGTTCGGATACGTCTCCATCGTCCCGTCCGGACGCTCGAGCCGCCACTCCCAAGTCGTCGGAGTGGTGAGCACTCCGTCCGGGTTCCTGACGGTTGCCCTGAACGTCGGGCGGTCACCGATGTCGTATTCCTTCTTCTTTTTCAAGACCATGACGGGTCCTCCGGCATCTTGACGCGAATGGATGGCTCTCGAACAGACACTTCAATCAGTGGCTGACGTGCCGTTACACCGATGAAGGGTACTAGGTCAGCGACCTCTACGGTGCCGCCAGTAGTATCGAAGAAGTAGGCGAAACTCCCGGAGTCTGCAAATGCAACGATCTCTCCAGTGTTGCCATCCCAGATGACGGAGCCGGGAGTGAATGCGCCATCCCCACCGACGATAGAGAGAGTTGCGTTCGACCCGAACCAGTTCGCACTTCCAGCAACGAACGTTCCCGAGCCTGCACTCGCAAAGACGTTTGCTCCACTTCCGACCCACGACGCCGGTCCTCCACTGAACGATCCGCTCGATGCAGTTGCAACAATCGAGGATGGTGATCCATCCCATGATGCCGTACCGCTGCCGCCGAAGGTGCCGCTGGTCCCGAGGCATTGCACGTTCGCTGCCGATCCTGGCCACGATGATGCCCCTCCTGCCCATGTCCCCGATGTCGCCGTCCCGCTGATGGTAGCGGCCGACCCGGTCCAGAACTGATCTCCATAGAACGCACCAGATGCGGCCGATGCGAACACCAGTGCATTCGACCCTCCCCACGCACCCGAGCCCGACCAGTTGTCTCCGGCCGAAGCAACGAGGATGGATGCCGCCGACCCACTCCACGTCGCAGCACCGGGAGTGAACGTGCCCGACAGCGTGGCGACAGTGACCGTGCCGTCGGTGCCGGTCCAAGTGACCGGACCCGGCGAGAACACGTCAGATGTCGCGGTGACTGTCGCTGTGCCGTCGGTACCGGTCCACGTCTGCGGGCTTG